ATCAAACCTCCCAAGTCGGGCATCACCCGCCAGGTGTGGGATATTGCAGACCGTGTGCGCAAGGGCAAGCCTTCCGTCGCCGCCGAAGGTGGTGGATTTGTGGAAGCCTTCACTCGCAATGACATCCTGGCAGCCTGCTCTGCTGAGTCCATCGCCTCCTCCAATTCCGTGCCGGCCTATACGAACTGGTGCCACTATCATTCCATCAATCCTAAAGACCCCGCAAAGCCTTACGAGGGCAAGGGGAAGCGGGAGAAGAAGGCGGTGGTCCAGCCGGTCCCCGAGCCTGCTCAGGCGGTGTGCGCTCCAGTTCTGACCCATGTGAGCGCTGTTCAAGAACCCTCCTCTGTCGAATACGTTCGTCAAGTTCCACCACCTATTCCAACTGTTGCTGCACCTGAAAAAATGGCAATGCACATTTGGTCAAAAGAACTGGGCGGCACCGTCAGCTATGAAATTGTTCCCCAAATCCCCGAACCCGTGACGGTCGATCCCTACGAAGACATTTTCTACTAACTCTTCAAGCGCACAAAAGTATGAGCACACTCTCCGACCTCCTTGCCAAACGTGCCTTGACCAACCGCCTCCCCGTCGAGGAGGCAATTATCGAGCAGGGCAAAGCCCGCGCAGTACACGGACTCGCCAAATATGGGGTGACGTGTGACCGCGAAGACCTGACACTCATTGAGTGGTTGGAACATGCTAAGCAGGAAGCTATGGATCAGGTGAGGTATCTGGAGGCTGCGCAGAGGAAGATTGAGAAGGAAATTTCAAATTCACAGAATGCCTTGGCTATGCCTACGGAGAACACAGAAGCCCCGAATACATGACCGATATTTTCAAGCCGTTGGCATCAGCCAATTGTTCACCGACGAGCGGCGGTTCCGCTCACAACAACACCAAAGACCAACATGGAAAAGACCGAGGAAGAACTGCAATACGCGCTGGAGTGCATCAAGGCCACTTTGGATTATTACGCTGATGAAACTCCAACGCTGGAGCGGCTCATTGAATGCCGCGAAAGGTGTCTCAATGGAGTGACTGCGGCACTGAGTCCAAACCCCACCACCCCTCCAACGGAGTAGCACTATGAATTTGCACGCCAGACGCTCTACCCGCGAGGCTGAGAGACTGTGTGTCCTGTGCGGCACAGGCCGTCCACGTCTGGTGTGCATTCAAGGTCCAACACATAGAATTTAGAGTATGAGAGCATATATAACAAAATACGCACTATCCAAGGGAATAACCGAAGCTGAAGTTCGAGTTTCCAGAACTTGTTCAAAAACGTGCATTGCCGTGAGTATAGGTTCTTATGCTGTTTTTCATAAGGGTGAATGGCATTTGAATCGAGAAGATGCTGTAAATCGAGCTGAAGAGATGCGATTGCGTAAAATTCATTCCCTCAAGAAGTCAATTGCGGTTTTAAAGGGAACTGTTTTCAACTGAGTATGTCCGACCTCCTTCCACACACGGAACCTCCCGCTTAAATGTGCCAGAGCG